AAATGGCAATGGTTCGAATGTTATAGTCATTGCTTAGCACTCAGCCTTCCATACAGCTCGGCCATATAAATCGCCCTGGCCATGAGTTCCTCAAGTTTTTGCCTGTCCATGCCTGTGTACATATCCTGAATCGTGTGTCTAAGCTGTTCCATACTCTCGGCCTGCTCGATCGTTTCCCGCAACGGCGCCAAAAGCCCCTCCATTGCGCTTCGTGATGCCACAATGGATTTGTCCGCCAGGCCTTCGACGGTCTGTTGATTCGCCTGCGCCTGTTGTTTTCGGGGATTTTCCTGATATTCAGCAAACAGAGGATTTATCGGATGCGCCGCCGGGGTGTTCACAAGCTCCTCGTCCTCTGCTGGTTCCGGGACACCATAGGTCTCATAAAAATATTTTTTAGCGACAGGCAGGCCGATTTTTGTGGTGAGCCGTTCATCGATCTGACTTCTGATCGCGGGGTCTCCCTCGGCCTCTGTATTGGTCTGTAACCGCGGGTATGCCGTGATGCCGGGAAAGTTGTAATCGACTATCCAGCGGATCACGGAGCCGTTCATACATGCGTCAGAGAGTTTCGCGTCCGCCTCAAGTATATCCTGACGTACCTCTTCATGCGTTTTACTGGCGGCATATGATCCCTTTTCGCCTACTTCGACAGTGAGCGTTTGCCCGAGAACTGCCTTGGAGCATTGGCGATCCATGAAATCTGCAAATGTGACATAATGGACCTGCCCGCCCCGTTTTGCCTCCATAAACTCGATAGCCATCGAATCTGGAATTTTTATGCCGGTCTCGTTCTGAATTGCATCCAGTGCATCAAGCAATGCCTGTTGTTGTGCAGGGTCCGTGCCCGGTGGATATTTGCCTACGGCCGTGGGCATGCCGAATTTTTCTAAAAATACCAGCCAGAATTTTACCCCATGTTTTTTGAACCATACGGGCCACCAGAGTTTCCGGCCTAAGCCTTTGCCATAGGGATTATCGGAATCTCCATACGTAAACACAATAAATTTTCTCTCCGGAACGGGTTCCCCTTCGATCATGCTGTTCGAAGTTTTCAGCCGCAGTTCTCGCTCCGGTGTGAATGAAAACCGCCGTGGGTGTTTGCCTATGAACTTGGCAATTTTAACGGCGCCGTTTTCGATTTTCCACATAACCTCGGAAACATAGAAACCATAAAGCGTTGCCTGGAGTAGCTCTTGTCGCCCCTGGTCGAAGTTGCAGCTCCGCAATACCTCCCGGACGAAATCCGCAATCGCCTCATCCTGCGGCGTAACTACGGCCTCGCCGTCCTCGATTCCGCTTTTGCCGGGCACAATGTGCCACTCCTTGCCCACCACGGACAGATAACGAGTCTGGAGTACGCTGCCCGCATGGGCGTCGCGGTCGACCTCGTCATATAATTTCAGTCCCTTGCCCTGGGATTCGGTTCGCAGTACGGGGTCAGGGTTTTCTAACCGCCTGATCCAGCCTGCATAGATATCCAAATCCTTCTCAGCGGTTGCAATCTCGTCTTTGACTGGTTGTTTGACCATTAAAATACCTTTCGTAATAGATCTACATATCGCCCCAGGCGTGCATGTTCATGGCGTCTGCCTGTGCCGGCAAACTCGATAATGCCAGCGCTATTACCCGCCGCATGCACGGCAAGGGCCAGGGACCAGAAACGATCCGCGTGGCTGTCTTCGCTGCGCTCCGCATCGAAGCGGATATTACCGCTCGACGTTGTTAATTTCTTCACCGAGTGCAGATCATCCCGCAGCTTTTTATCCTGCGGTATCCTCAGCAGCCGGTCTTCCACCTTTCTGCGCAGGCTGTTTGCCATGTCCAATTTTACCGGGCCGGTGAACAACACACCCTCCACCCGGTAGCTTCCGTGCCTCCGTTTGGCGTCTTCAACCGGCTTTTCCCCCATGCCGGTCTGATCCATGCACACCCGCGCCGGCTGGTATTTTCGCACGATCCGGTCAAGCTCTGTATCCTGTGCGTAAAAGCTTGTCTTGCGCATCTCCACGATCTCCCGTGTCCAGAGTACATCGCCCATAACCTCCAGCACGGTTATCACCGTTAAATCTCTCCGGCGGCCGATATCCATGCCCACATAGCAGGCACCGGATCGCTCCCTGTTCTTTCTGCCGGCCAGGTCGGATTCGATCTCATTAATCATCTCGTAGGTCAGAAATGCCGTGGCCTCATCGAGAAACTGCAGCTCGTATTCCTGGGCCCAGAGATCAGGATCGTCGATGGCGTCCTTGAGGTCCGCAATAATAAACGGGCAGCCCTGGTGCACCGCCTCGTAAATGTCGATACGGTGCCGGGTGAACATGGGGTTATGCCAGATTTCGTATGCCTTGTTCTGCTTGCCCTTTGGGGTAAAGGTCACAATCAGGCGCAATCCCATGCGGGAAACCACCGGAAATACCGCGGCCCACATCTCCCGCGAATTCTTGTGCACGGAAAACTCGTCCAGATACACATTGCCCGTATATCCTCTGGCCGTGTCCGGGTTGGCCGGAATGCCGATAATCTTCGAGCCATTCCGAAACTGCGCCTCCAGGATCTTATACTCATCCCGATAGCCGTCCGGGTGCGTATACCCGTAGCTCTGCTCGGCCCAGCTTACTGCCATGCCCGTGACCTCGCCGTGGAATTTCACCCGCTCCATAAACTCCTTGACCTGCCGCTCGCCGCTCGATACGCTGATCCACTTGGCGTTTTCTGTCTCCCGGCAATCGAGCACAATCTTTCCGGCGGTAGACCAGCTCTTCCCCGTCTGCCGCGCCCACATGCCGACCAAAAACCGCGCCGGATCATTAATCCAGTCACGCTCATATCGGTATAGTTGCAGTGCCGGCTCAGAGCCCATAGATCTTATCCTTGAGAAACTTCATGAGTTCGTCTTTGCTCATGGTATTTAAATCGTCTTTTTCCTGCGGCTGGCCCGCGCCCTTCTTCATGTTGAGCACCTTTTCTATGGCCACCACCGCGTATGCCATCTGCGGATCCAGGCTTTCCAAAGCCTTTTGCAGCATCTTTGTTTTTAGCTCAGCCAGGCTGACCTGGAAGACATCACGCTCTTTCTGGTATTCCTTGCGCTTTTGCGGCCAGTTTTCATCGACAGACCACGTCTTGACAGTGCGGGCGGATATGCCCATCTGCGCTGCCACCTGATCCAGATTAAACCCCTCGATGATATATAGCTCCTTTGCCTGCTGTCGCTGCTCCATTGGTATCGTCACAATCTAACTCCCCAGGGCCTTGTGTATCGCATCGATCTCATTGCGGGTTGCCCGCAGCTCGATGACCGTGCTCAAAAGATTCGCCATCGCCTGAAAGGCGACCTCGATCTCCAGGCATTCAACCGCCTCGAAGGGGTCGAGCTTATCTCGCACCAGGCTGATCAGGCCGGCTGCCTCCAGCTTCAATTTCTTTGCCTCGAGCTCCTTTTCTGCCAGGCGGCCCTGAAATTTCAGCGCCTCGCTCATAGCCGTATCCCTTTCAAATTTTTTAAGTCCGATGGCCGTACATTGCCGGTATTTTGTATCTGATCGTTCATGCGTGTGAGTGCCTGTGTATTCATGATGATGATCTCTTTCAGATCACCAGCCAGGTTCTTATAGCTCTTGACCAGGTCGACATTTTCCTCATACATTCTGCGCATCTCCGTCATATCCTGTTTGTACTGATCGAGAATCGAATAAATCCTCCGTGAATCGAAAAACCACATCAACATAATGAGCACAACAACAAGTCCCATAATGCCGTAGGGTTTGGCGCTATCCAGAACGCCGCCAACAATCGCATTTTCCATAATCAGGCTCCGTTACCAGTCTCCATTGTCCTTGAGCAGGTCATAGTTA